ACAAAACTGAAGCAGTTGACACAGAAAGCCAAGATATACATATGGAAGAAAGACCAGTTCACACAGATAGAACTGCAATGAATGAACTTACACCGGAGGATGAATAATGGCAGATACGTGGGCAGTAAACAATGGGGCTGTAAGTTACGGACCACCTAGGAGAGGTAAAGTCAGTAGAGACAGACCTAATCAAGTAAATTCAAAAGTGCCTGCAGGTAAAGTGGCAACTGTTGGTTACGGTGCAGGTCAAGTTGATCCTAGACTGGCAAGGGCAGCCGCAGCAAAAGAAACTCCTCCAGTGGCAAATCCTGCTGCATATGTTGACGGCATAGGTTGGATGCAAAAAGGAAGACCTAGCACAGCAGAAGTTGCTTCACGCAAACAAACTGCTGCACAACCTAATACAAATGTAGTTACATATTCAGGAACAAATCCTGCAACAAATCCTGCTAAAGTTAGAACAAATATTATTGATGCATCTGGCAAAGAAGCAAACATACTTGTTGATAGTTTCTTACAAGGATTACAAGGTGGATTAAGCAGTATTTTAGGTTCTGCACTAACAGGGTTATTGGGCAAATTGCCTAGTACAATGCAAAATTTATTAAGTAGTACAGGTCTAACAGGTGCTTTAGGAAGTGTTTTTAGCGGTGCTATTGGAAATGCTTTGAATGGGTTAAGTAATGCACTTGGAAATGCGGTTAGTAAAATTGCAGGAGATTTAGGAGCAGCGATAAGTGGAATACCAGGAATAGGTCCTATATTTGATGGCTTTACAAAAAGTTTAGGTGCTTTTACAAATAACTTAAACGGAGCAATAAAAGGATTACCACCTGAGTTACAAAATGTACTCGCAAATGCTGCATTTAACGTTGGTGCAAATCTTGTAGGCCGTGTGTTAAACAAACCTAGAATTTCTTTAAGAGATTCAAAGCGTATTAGAAATAATTTAGGTTATGCGGAAAATCCTGTTGCATTAGCAAATAACTTAGCTAATTCTGCAGATGCATTGAATCGTAAAACATATGCTACAACCGGAGATAGAGCTTTTGCAGATGTAGCTAGTCAAGCAAAAAAAGTAGCAAAAAAGTTTGGTACTAAGTTAGTTAAGAAAAACAGTTTGTATTATGTTGACAACAATGTTTATGGCGATGCAGGAAATGTAAAACAAGTTGTAGATGGACAATTAAGAATTGTCGGACCTAATGTAAAACAATCGATTCCGCAAAGCAAAAGTGATTCACAAGATGTTCCGATTTGTCACACACATCCGGATTATATACGTGAACATAGTGAATATTACTCTCGAAACAGCGTCAACTTTATACCGTTCAATGATTTACAAACTTGCTTGATTACATTTAACAATGACTTTCCTGATCGAGAGCCAAGAACTGCTAACTAAAATTAAGGTAAATACGTTATGGCTACAAGTGAAAAACCTTTATATAAAAATGTTACAATTTCGTCACCTAATCAGGAACCACCTGTAACAACTAAACAGTACAGAGGTGTAAGTACTGTGGCTAATCCACGTGGATTTAATCTATATGATTTAGAAATTATCAAACAAGATATCATCAACCACTTTCATATTCGCAAAGGCGAGAAGTTAGAAAATCCAACTTTTGGTACAATTATTTGGGATATACTTTTTGAACCTTTTACTGAAGATTTAAAAGAACTAATAATACAAGATATTACAGATATTATCAATTATGATCCAAGGATTTCTGTAAATAATGTTACTGTAGATTCTTATGAAAGTGGCTTACAAGTAGATTGTTCTTTGACATATGTTCCTTACAGCATAAGCGAAACAATGCGTTTACGATTTGACCAAAACAATGGTTTAGTTTAATATGCGCAGTTTTTGACTTCAGGTAAATACACTATAAAGCGAGGAACGACATATGTCAACAACAGACAGGCAAAATAGACTTCTATTGGCTGAGGATTGGAAAACAATCTATCAGAGTTTCAAATATGCAGATTTCCAAAGTTATGACTTTGACAATCTACGTAGAACAATGATCACTTATATTAGGGAAAACTATCCCGAAGACTTTAACGATTATATCGAGTCTAGTGAATATCTTGCACTGATTGATTTGATTGCATTTTTAGGTCAAAACCTTGCTTTCCGTACAGACCTAAATGCAAGAGAAAATTATATTGAAACAGCAGAGCGTAGAGAAAGCATTCTCCGGTTAGCACGACTAATCAGTTATAATGCAAGCAGAAACACAGCAGCAAATGGATTACTTAAAATTGATAGTGTTAGCACAACTGAAGATGTATTTGATGCAAACAATAACAATTTAAGTGGACAAACTGTGCTGTGGAATGATGCAACCAACAGTGATTGGTATGAGCAGTTTATCAAAATATTAAATGCAGCATTACCTGCAAACTCACGTTTTGGCCGTCCTGTAAAAAAAGCAACAGTTGATGGTATTGTAACTGAACAATATAGATTTAATGGTACAAACACAGACGTACCTTTGTATTCATTTACAAAAACAATTGATAACAAAACTAGAAAATTTGAATTAGTTAGTGCAGGAATTGAAACTTCGGATAATACCATATACGAAGAAGAACCATTTCCTGGTAACAAACTTGCATTTTTATACAGAGATAATGGACAAGGTGCAGGCAGTTCTAACAGTGGATTTTTCTTCCATTTTAGACAAGGAACAATGAACAACAATGTGTTTAGTATTGCTAATCCAGTTCCAAATACAACTGTAAACATTGATACAGACAACGTAAACGAAACAGATGTTTGGCTTTATAAATTAGACTCAAACGGTGACGAACAAGACTTGTGGACAAAAGTAAGTAACCTTGAGGGTAATAACATTGTTTACAATAGTTTAGAAAAAGGCGTTAGAGATATTTTGAGTTCTTAGCAAAGTTAATGATAGAATTGCTTTAATTTTCAGCGATGGCGTCTTTGGTAATTTACCTAAAGGTGCATTTAAAGTTTATTACAGAACAAGTGCAAACGAGCAATACAAAATTAATCCTAGTGACTTAATTGGTGTACAAATTCAAGTCCCTTATCTAAGTCGAAACGGAACTAATGAAACATTAAATTTAGTTTTAGATTTGACAACACCTGTATCTAATGCTGATGCAACTGAATCAAACGAAAGCATTCAAACAAATGCACCAAGCACATATTACACTCAAAACCGATTGATTACAGGCGAAGATTATAATATTGGTCCTCTAGGTGTTAGTCAGCAAATTATTAAAACAAAATCAGTAAACAGAACCAGCAGCGGTATAAGTCGTTATTATGATTTGCGTGATGCAACTGGAAAATACAGTAATACATTAATGTTTGGAGATGACGGCAGTGTATACACAGAAGATCTTGCGAAAAAATTTAGTTTTGATTTTACAACTAAAACAGATATTGAAGCAGTAATAAACACACAAGTCACAGAAATAATCAAACATACACAAACTAAAAATTTCTATTACAAATATTTTGACAGAAATGCCAGTGTTGCTGATTTGAATTTTGTATGGAATCCGACAACAAATGATACTAATCAAAGTTCGGGTATTTTCCAAGACCAATTCCAAATTCCTGTTGCAGTTAGTAGTTTTACAGCAAGCACAATGCGTTTTGTGGCACCAGGAAGTTTAGTAAAATTCACTGCTCCGATAGGGTCTTGTTTTGACAAAGACAATACTATCCAGGCAAGAACACCAAATACTTTAGGAGATAAATTATATATTTGGACAAAAGTTGTTAGTGTGTTCGAAAATGGCACTGTACAAGATATTGACAGTGATTTAGGTCCTATAATTTTAAATGACAATATTCCTGCTAATTCAATATTATCAGAAATTATTCCAGTGCTTAATACAACAATTGTTGCAGACTCATTATCACAAATGGTTGATCAAGTTTTTGCATATAAAACATTTGGATTAAGATATGATGTTGAAACAACAAATTGGAAAGTTATTACAAACAGTAATTTAGATACAGTAAATGATTTTAGTACAGCAAGAGCTGGAGATGCCACTGGCACTAATCAAGACAGTAGTTGGATATTCTTATTTGAAACTGACGGAGAAACATACACTGTTACCCACAGAGGTTTACGTTATGTATTTGAAAGTGATGAACAAATACGTTTTTACTTTGATGGCAATGATAGAATTTATGACAGTAAAACAGGTCAAATTATTGTAGATACAATTGAGGTTTTAAGTAATAATAATGCACCAGACAGTCTTACTAGTTTTACACAAAATTGGAAATGGCAAGTTATATCTGAATATAGATCAGATGCTGGTTATGTAGACAGTAAAAAATTAGAAGTAGGATTTGTAGACAGCGACAATGATGGTGTAATTGATGATCCTGATTTGTTTACTCAAATTGTTGCACCAGATAATTTGCCTGATACAAAATATATTTTCGCACAAAAAGTTATTCGTAATGATATTGAAACTTATGAATATGCATCAGCATCTGACAATAATATTTTAGTGTATCCAAATGAAGGAGCATTAGGTCCTTACAGTGGATATGGTAGTAGTGCAAAATTCTATATTACCAGTAAAGATGTTTTCAAAGTAATCAACAGTGCAGGCACTGGTTTAGAATTGAATATAGATTGGAAAGCATATAAAGGTAGAGATAAATTAAGATTTAATTATAAACACGCTGCTGCCGAAAACCGCAGAATAGATCCAAGCAGTAGTAATATTATTGATTTGTATTTGTTAACAAAAACCTATGATACTGAATACAGAAAATTCTTAAAAGGTGATGTTACGGAACAACCATTGCCTCCTAGCAGCGATGCACTATATTTAAATTTTGGACAAGATATTAAAAAAATTAAAAGTATATCAGATGAGTTGATTTATCATCCTGTGAAATATAAACCATTGTTTGGCAGTATAGCTGATGCGGATTTACAAGCTACGATAAAAATTGTTAAAAACAGCGGTAGAGTTGTAAACGATAATGATATTAAATCAAGAGTAATTGACAGTATAAACGAATATTTTGCACTAGAAAATTGGGACTTTGGAGAAACTTTTTATTTTAGTGAATTAGCTGCATATGTTATGAAACAAGTATCACCTGATGTTGCAAGTATTGTGCTCGTGCCAAAAAGTGACACACAAGTATTTGGCAGTTTGTATGAAATTGTGTGTGAGAACGATGAAATTTTTGTTAACGCTGCAAGTGTTGCAGATGTTGAAGTTATAGATAGTATTACTGCTGCTAGACTTAAAGCAACAGGTACTGTTGTTACTAGTGATGAGGTTTTGAATACTGGAATTCAAAGTTCAGTAACAAATACATATATTATTACCGAAGGAAATAATTAATAATGTCTTATGATAAAAATCAAAACGAGTACCCTGTTCCAAGTCGTGATGACAGTAAAAGAACAAATGCTGCATTGTTACCAAGATTTTTTCGTACAGATGCAAATAAAAAGTTTATAGGCAGTACATTAGATCAGCTTACATCACCTGGTGTTGTTGAAAAAATAAATGGATTTGTTGGAAGCAGAGAAGCAAAAGCTACAACAACAAATGATTCTTATGTTGAAGACGTATCAAAACATAGACAAGATTATCAACTAGAACCATATACAATTATTGAAGATACATTAGGTAATGTAGAATTTGATGCAGATTATTTAGATTTGCTAGGACAAATTTCTGCTTTCGGAGGCGACACAAGCAATCATGATAAAATGTTTGCGCAAGAATTTTATGCTTGGAATCCGCATATTGATTTTGACAAGTTCACAAACTTCCGTGAATATTATTGGTTACCAAATGGACCACAAGAAGTTCCTGTAAGAGGAACAGGTATTGACGTTGTAAGCACATTAAAAGTCAGACTTGAATATGACGGCGGGGATGCAGCATTTGTATTCACACCCGATGGTGTAACACGAAACAAAGTTTTAACACTGTACAGGGGTCAAACTTATAGATTTGAAGTAGATACTCCAGGCCATCCTTTTGGTATTGCTTTAAGCAGATTAAAAAATGTTCCTTATGCCGACAGCACACAGTATGTAGAAAACCTTTATTTACAAGGTGTAACAATCACAGGCGAGTATGATGATACAGTGGTTGATAGAACCGATTTAGTAGAAACTGGTTTTATTACAAAAGGTGTGTTAGAATTTACTATACCAGGAAATGCACCTAACAATTTATATTATATTAGCCAGAATGATATTAATGTAAGCGGTAATATAAATGTTTTTGACATTGAAGAATCTACAGCAATCAATGTAGAAGATGAAATTATTGGTAAAAAAACTTATAGAACAGCAGACGGTTGGGACTTTACCAACGGAATGAAAATTTATTTTCAAGGAAACGTTACACCAGAATCTTATGCTGAAGGATTGTATTACATTGAAGGTGTAGGAGATTCAATCGAACTTGTTGCAGTTAAAGATTTGCAAGTTCCTGCAATTTTTACACAAGATACACAAGTACCATTTGATATTAATCCCTTTGATAGAGTACCATTTGGAGATGCAAAAAGTTTTGCAGGCACAAAAGATTATGTTTGTATCAATCGTAGAGATAAAAGCAAAAACCCTTGGAGTAGATATAACCGTTGGACACATAAAAGTGTAATCGAAAAGAGTGCAGAAATAAACAATCAGCCAATTGAAATTTTTGAAGATTTACGAGCTCGTAGACCTATTATTGAATTTGAACCAGATCTAAAATTATTCAATCATGGTAACAAAGCAAAAGCAGCAGTTGATTTGATTGATACAACAACAGCAGATGTATTCAGTACAATCGAAGGTAGTGTTGGTTATAACGTTGATGGCGCTGATTTAGCAAATGGTATGCGTATATTGTTTACTGGAGATCCTGATCAACTTGTTAATGGTAAAATATTTCAAGTTAATTTTATAGAACATAACAATAACACTCAAATAAGTTTAACAGAAACAAGCGACACTACACCTTATGAAAATGAAACTGTTTTAATTTTAGATGGTGTTGATAATGCCGGACGTATGTTTTATTATAAAAATAACGCTTGGTATAGATCACAAGATAAAGTTGGTGTAAACCAAGCACCTTTGTTTGATCTTTTTGATAAAGATGGAAACAGTTTAGGAGATGAATCTGTTTATGATAGTACAGAATTTGTAGGAAACAGAATATTTAATTATCGTGTAGGCGAAGGTACTAAAGATACAGAATTAGGATTTCCTTTAACTTATAAGAATTTTGTAAACATAGGTGACATTGTTTTTGATTTTCCACTTTTGAGTAAATCTTATAATTATAAAGTAGACAATGATTTTGTTGCAGTGCCAAGTGATACACTGTTTTTACAAAAATTTAAAAATGAAAAAATAACATATGAAAATGCTTGGCAAAAAGCAGAAGGAAAATCAAAGCAATACGTTGTAAGAAAATTTACAGGCGAAGAATATATTAATAATTTTCCTATTGATGTATTTGACAACAGCGGAACATTATCTGATTTAGATATAAAAGTTTATGTAAACAGCATCTATAAAACTGAAGGTATTGATTATAATTTAGTTACAGTCAACAATATTAAAAGAGTCGTGTTTGTTAATGCATTGAATTTTACCGATGTAGTTGTAATAAAATCTTATAGTGGTGCAACTAAAAATGCAAATGGTTATTATGAAATTCCTTATAACTTTGAACGCAATCCACTTAATGACAACATCACTGATTTTACACTTGGTGAAGTTAATGACCACGTAGAAGGGTTAGTAGGAGAAGTAAAAGGTTACCAAGGTTTACAACCTGGAAGTAGTAACTTACGTGATTTGGGTCCTGTTTATAGTTTTGGAAGAAAATTTATCCAACATAGTGGACCGATAAATTTAGCACTTTACCATTTGGCATCTAAAAATGCAAACATTGTAAAATCTATTAGATATGCTTCAAATGAATATCAAAAGTTCAAAAGGCAATTTATACAAACAGCTACTGATAATGCACCAACTGGCACTGTAAAAGAACAAGTAGATTTTATTTTCAACACAATAAATGCTGATAAAAACACATCTAGTCCTTTCTATAGCACAGATATGGCAGGCACAGGCGGAAGTGTTAAAATAGAATACGAGGTTTTAGATGATAGATTAAAAGTTTATGCGTTAAGTTCTGTGTTTTCTAAAAATATTATTAGTAATTTAACAGTGTATGTTTACATAAACGATCAGCAACTTACACATGATTATGATTATACCTTTACAGATACAGGGTTTGTAGAAATTAAAAAAGATTTTGCTATTGGGGATATAATTAAGATTTACGAATATGCAAATACTGAAGGTAGTTTTATTCCTCCAACACCTACAAAAATTGGTTTATTTCCAGCATATCGTCCAGAAAAATTTCTTGACACAACATATCAAGTAAGATATGATGCCAATGGCAATGAATTACCAAACACAGGTCCGTTAAATGTTATTAGGGGACACGATGGTAGTATTATGGTTGCCTTTGATGATTATAGAGATGACTTAATATTAGAATTTGAAAAAAGAATTTACAACAATATTAAAATTACATACAACGAAGATATTTTTGACATCAATGATATTGTAGGTGGCTTTAGTAGAAATACTGGAGTATCTAAACAAAGCATAGATAATATTATTATTACAGATTTTGTAAAATGGTTAGATGTTGCAAAAGTAGCAGATTATACAGATAATTCTTTTAACAGATTAGGAAATACATTTACCTACAATTATAGTAGAAGTACAAATCTAAAAAATGAAAAATTACCAGGATTTTGGAGAGGTGTATATATTCAAGCATTTGATACCGACAGACCTCATACACATCCTTGGGAAATGTTAGGTTTTGGTTCAGAGCCTTTATGGTGGACTGATGTTTATGGTCCTGCTCCTTATACAAGCAACAATCTTATTTTATGGAATGATTTACAAAACGGTATAGTAAGAGAACCAGGACAACCTGTAAAGGTAAGATCAAAATACGTAAGATCAAATTTATTAAAACATATTCCTGTAAACGAAAATGGGCAACTACTTTCTCCTTTGGAAAGTGGATATGCTCAAAACTTCAGTTTTGCACCACAAAAAAGTATAGCATTTAAATTCGGAGATCATGCGCCAGAAGAAACTGCTTGGAGAAGAAGTAGTGATTATCCTTTTGCATTATTAGTAGCAATGGTTCTATTACGTCCTGCTCATACAATTGGTATAGGCTTTGATAGATCAAGAATTTCAAGAGATATAAGTGGTAATTTAGTTTATACAGATACTAACAAACGTATAAATCTTTCAAACCTTGTGTTTCCAGGAGTAGATTCAGTAATTTCTGGAGGATTAGTACAGTACATTCGATTCTATGTAGGATTAAACACTGAGTTTACATATGACAAATATATTTCGGACGTTAAAAATATTCAAAACAAAATTGGATTTAAATTAGCAGGATATGCAAATAAAGAAAAATTAAAATTAGTTTTAGATAGTAAAACTCCATTAAGCCAAGGAAATGTATTTGTACCTTTTGAAAATTATAATTTAACTTTTAGAAGTTCATCTCCTCAAGAGATTGTGACATATAGTGGTGTCATTGTAGAAAAAACATCTAAAGGTTTTAAAATTAATGGATATGATAAATCACAGCCTTTCTTTTATTATAACAAGTCTATAGAAACAGCCAGTGATCCTAGCGTAAATGTTGGTGGCATAAGTGAAAGTTTTGCTACTTGGAGCGAAAATCAAACTTACATTGCTGGCAAAATTATAAAGTACAATGAAGTATATTACAGAGTAAATGTAAATCATACATCCGAAAATACATTTGATGATACAAAATATACAAGATTACCCCAACTACCTCAAGTAGGTGGAGTAAATGCAACATTTAGGAAAAAGTTTGATACCAATACTTATGTTTTAAACTATGGAACTATTTTACCTGAAATACAAGATGTTGTAGATTTTTTATTAGGATATCAAACTTACTTAATTGAATTAGGATTTAGTTTTGATTATTTTAATAATGCTACTAATGCGGTTGAAAATTGGTCACTTGCTGCTAAAGAATTTTTGTTCTGGTCAACGCAAAATTGGGCAACAAGTAGTATTATCACTCTAAGCCCAGCTGCAAATAATATACAGTTTACAAGAGAATATTATTCTGTTGATAATGTTTTTAATAGTTTTTACAACTATCCTATACTTGATCAAAATGGAAATAAATTAAATAGTGGCTTGTTTAATGTATATAGAGATAATAACAATGGTTTCCAAATAAGTTCAGAAGACAATGGAATTTTCCTAATTAAATTACCATTGATACAAAAAGAACACACTATATTTGTAGACAATACAACTATTTTTAATGATACAATTTATAGTCCTAGTACGGGTTATAGGCAAGAAAGATTAAAAGTAGTAGGTTATAGAACAGATGAATGGAATGGTGGATTAAATATTCCCGGATTTATTTACGATGATGCTAAAGTATCAGAATGGGAATCATATAAAGATTACACAATTGGCGAGCTTGTAAAATTTAAAGAATTTTATTACGCTGCAAATATTACACATACTGGTGTACAAGACTTTGATAATAATTTGTGGACATTGTTACCAGAAAAACCAAATAATGAATTAAAACCTAATTGGGATTATAGAGCAAATCAATTTGCTGATTTTTATGATTTAGATACAGATAATTTTGATGCGGAACAACAACGTCTAGCACAGCATTTAATTGGTTATCAAAAAAGAAATTACCTATCTAATATCATACAGGATGATGTAAGTCAATATAAATTTTATCAAGGCTTTATCCAAGACAAAGGAACATCAAACAGTGTTACTAAACTGTTTGACAAACTAGGCAGTGCTAATCAAGATAGCATTGAACTTTATGAAGAATGGGCATTACGTGTTGGACAATACGGTGCAGTAAAAAGTTTTGATGAAGTTGAATTCCAACTAGATGAAAAGCAATTTAGAATAGAACCACAGTTAATAGAATTAGTAAATCAAGTTGATAGCACAAAAACTGATTTAGTCTATCAATATAAAAAAGCAGATGTTTTAATCGCTCCCGACAATTATGATACAGGTTTATTTTTACCTACATTAGAAGCTGTAACTGAGTATACAAAAACAGGCGGGTATGTAAAATTAGACCAAATTAATTTTATTACAAAAACATATGAAGACATTTTATCTTTAGAGCTACAATCTGTAGATGTAGGATCATATATTTGGGTTCCTAAAAGCGGAACAAGTTGGAATGTATATAAACACGTAATTGCTCCAATAAGTGTTACACTTGTTGAAAAAACAGATCTAGGTTTCAAAATATATTTTAATAAACCTATAACTTTTGCAGAAAATTCTATTATAGGTGTTAACAACATTGATGATGAAGTAAATGGTTTCTGGCTTGTAACAAATATTCAACCAAACACTATAAGTGGTGAAGATTCTACAGTTATAATGCCTAATATTGAAATTGAAACAGATACACCAATAAGCACAGATTTTATCAATATAGAAGATAGTACACTTGGTATTGTAACTGAATTTAATTCTCGTAGAGTAAATGAACTTGTAGACATTAATGCAATCCTAAAAACTTACGATTTAGATAATGATAGAATGTGGGTTGATGATATTTGTAATGGTGTTAGTGGAGTATACGATAATGCTCCTATTAGAAAAAAAATACAAACTATTACTGCACCCGAAGAAAGCAGTTACAAATACGGACGTAGTGTATCTGCAAGTTACAATAACACAATAATGGCCGTAGGTGCTCCTGATTTAGGATACGGAAGAGTTTACATTTATACAAGAAGTAGCGAAGCATTAGATTTTAAATTATCGCAAACATTAGATGCTATCACAACTTATCATGATGACGGAGAATTTGGATCTAGTGTAGATATTTCTGCAGACGGACAATATCTATATGTTGGCGCACCTACAGCAACTAATGTTAAGAGTAGATACTTGGGTGAGTTAGATCCTTTAGACGCATATGTTGCAGGTGATATTGTAAGTAGCAAAGGTGTACTTTGGCAAGCTCTAAGAGATGTAACAGTTGAAAGTAGTACAATAGACTTAGATAGCCAAGATTGGCAAAAAGTAGAAATTATAAAAGCAGATGCAGCAGCATTACCGAGCAAGTATACAAATCAAGGTGTTGTTTACATTTATAAAAAACTTGTTGATAATAACTTTGAATTAGTTGACATTATATTGAGCAGTGCTCCTGGTACAGATGAAAAATTTGGACTCGGTGTAAAAGTTGTGTCTCCTAATGATTTTGATTATCATTTGTATATTAGAAGTTTAGCTGATAATGGTAGAGTATATATCATTACAAACCAAGTAGATAATGATGTTGAATCTTACAGATATAATATTGATGAAAGTTATAGAGGTGAATGGAACACTGTAAGAAAATATATTGAAAATGAAATTGTGTATTACTTAGGTAGTTTGTATCAAGCTAATACACTTGTACCGGCAGGTAATCCCTTTGATTCAAATTTATGGAATCAGCTTGATACTTATGTTGATTATACTGGTTATGTAACATCTGATCTCGACGAAGCAACAGATTTATATAATGAAGATAGTAGTGGTTTTGGATTAGCAAGTGATGTTGGTATCACATATGATATAAGTGAAAATGGTGAAGTGTTAGCATTATCAGGCGTTTTATCTGGTAGTGAATATCGTGTTGCTATATATAGAAAACAAAACAACAGATATGTTTTTGACCAAAATATTGATTCTCCAGTTGACAACGAATTTTTTGGATATAGTATTTCATTAAACAGCAACGGATCTAGATTAGCAATTGGTGCTCCTAATTCAGATGCTGCCGGAATACTTAATGGTAAAGTATACCTATACAAATTACAAAACAGTCAATTTGCATTAGACCAAGAATTATATTCACCTGATGGAGAAAAGAACAACAGATTTGGAGTATATGTTGATTTAGAAGATACACGTCTAGCAGTTACAAGCGAACGTGGTGAT